ATATAAAGCAATACTATTATATAATATATATAGTATAATATATATAAGCCTTATATAATCTATTTAATATAAGGATTATATATATTATATTATAAGGGAAGGTACTCCCTGTGGATAACTTTTGGATTTCCCTTCTTTTTCAATTGCTTACCCCTGTTTTACCCTGTGGATAACCCTGTGCATAACTTAGCGGACAAGACCGAAGAAAAGAATAAACGCCGGAAGTCTAGACAACGTAACCTAGCGGCAAAGAATTCCCCGTACAACAAAAAGGGGCATTCTCATAAGTCACAGCGTGACTATAGTCGGTCAGAGAAATACCCCCCACAATATGACCTAGACTAGGCCGTAGGACGAACCACAAAGCCCGTAGTGTCATTTTTAGCGTTACCCTTGGCAGTAAGGCCTACCACAACAAACTGGTTGATATAGCCCGGTACATTGTTTCGCTTATCCAAAAATCGCAAGTCTGAATCATCACCATTGACCACATTGTAGAATTTAGTCTGATATTTGGCAGACTCAGATTCGAATACTACGGCCATATTTTGATCTACTCGCTTGTCGCGCCACTTTTTGACAATGGGCTTATACGAATCGACACCAGAATACGAAAACGTCAAATGGTAATTAGTCGGTAGATTGTGACGTGTGGGGGCTTTTGTATAGTCGTAGAATTGTATCTTCGGAAATATTTCGAATATTGTCAGACTGTAGCCAATATACTCATTTTCCCATGCAATATCAGATGTACCATTCAAACGGACAACTAGCGTCAAGCCCATTCTATTGGCCTTACGCTGTGCCCTGTGCATTTCTGAAATAAGCAAAGCATTGAACAATTCCGGGAACTGGTGATACATGAGTGTCTTGCGAATACGCGCCTTTTGCGTATTGTCAAATCTACCACGCCCGGCCGTGTTCAGACATCCCTGTTCACATTGTGCCAGACAAGCGAATGCACACATGGGATAACCAGATAGGTTTGACGGTGCCAGATACATGATAGCAGTCAGATACCCCTGTTTTTCGCCTTTTGGTGTCTTACCATTGTCGAACGTGAACAATTGGGTCGGTAGCTTTTGAAATAGAGGGTCGAATCGTATTAAGTCCGCAACACGGTCTGCGTGTGGTCCTGTTAACAGCGTAGGGTCAAAGATCATTTTTGTTTCTCATCAAAAAGATTAATAGAAGGGGAAACCATACAGGAATCCCCAGAATGACAACCAATAAGATTTTGAATAGTATCATGTCCATAGTTCAGTCATCGCAATAATAGAAGTTATACGGACCGTTATTCTGAATATCTTCAAAATAATCAGCATAGTTGTCCATAGGTGTCGATTCTACAGTATCGGCACAGTAATCGCAAACACTGTGCCCCAGTTCATCAGAATGCCACAATAATCGCTCTGTGACGAATCTACCGCAATTTACACAGCGTCGTGTTGTCATTTTACCCCAGACTTGGACACGTTTCATTGTATTGCCTCTGGATATGTTGTTTCGAAATTGTCGATAGAATCTTGCCCAGTTGAACGATCACGGGCAGCGATAGCTTTCTCACAGTACACGATTTCCCTGAACTGGTCATAGACTGACTGTCTGTTACCCTTCAGACCAAACTCAGACTTGATGATAGAGTATGCCGAACGTCCCCGGGATTTCATCCCCAGCAGTTCAAGACGCAAGGCCTTTTCAAGTACAGACATTCGGAATAGGTCAATGTCAGAACCAGTGATTACTGTCATATTGTGTATCTCCGTTGATAGTGTAAACATCGTATAGCGTCATATTATGGCGCTATCCGATATGTACTCCAATTATACGATTTTCTCATCCGTGAGTACAGGCATCATGTCGATGAGATACTGGCGTATTATGTGGCACTCGATCTTGACTTGACAGAGTAGGGGATCGATTCGATGGTCGATGGTCGATGGTGTGCAACTATGTACATCATCAGCGAGTGATCGTATGGTGGCGATATGCTCAGATATTTGAGCGAGACTGCGAGCGGTATTTTCCATGTGTGTTATCCCATAGCTTGTGTGAAGGAATGGCCACAGTACAGGAACGTGTGGCGCTTGTCAATAGTCCAATGCAAATTAAATGCAAATCAATGTGGTATGCACACACACGCGCATCATTGCAGAGCATTCCATCGTATCCTATCGGCAATCTATCGGTCATCATATAGTACACTAGTATATGGCGATGAAATCGATCCCATATGACGGGCAGATCGGCCGACTATCTTTAGGCGATGCGCGACACTAGGCCTAATGGGGCGGACCCCCATCGAAAAATATGGAATCTTATCATATTGTATCCACTCACCAGTAGGTTATTTCCTCTTATATAAGCATTTTCTTATGGCTCTACCCAATATATTCGGCACACCGCAACAATTGCAAGCCACCAAGGACATAGCTAATATGTATTGGCAGGTTCCTGCTCATATTGCTTCTGGTTTAGGTAAGGCTACTCTAGGATTATATGCCGGAGCTAGAGAATTAGAAGATACATGGGATTATTCCAAGGCTAAATCTGCTTTTATGCATATGCTATCTAAGGATTTAGGATTGCCTATGAATCCTGCTACCCAAGAAGCTATGGAAAATATAGGTGGTATACTCCATACTGCTGATATCCCCTTTAAATGGGCTGGGGATATGACTACTAAGCTGACCGGCAAGGAATATTTGGGTGATGCTGCCTATCTAGCTTCCCAAAGGTTTGGCCCTAGTGGAGCTAAATTCCTGTTTGATGTCGGAACTAAAGGCTTTGGCAGAACAGTGGGGCCACATTTCCCCATTAATGTCAGAACCGCAGGTGAGACTTCCCTGGCAGACAGGGGTGTCAGGATGTTCAACAGGGCTGCCAATCCCATCAGGAATATGATTGCTGATGCTGCTGCCGGTAAGAAATTGAAAGGAAGAAGGACTGATCCAGAATCCAGCTTTTACGGGAAGGAAGTAACAGATATGCCCCTAGCCGTAGGTGCCGCCGGTTATAGAACCGTAATGTCTGGAATAAGGAAGACTCTAGACCCAAGGGCTGAAGTTATATTCAAGAAGCATGGTATGGCCCCAGTATCCATTACAAGGGTAAAGCAGTCATTGAAGATCATAGGTGATGAGAAGTCTACTGTAAAACAGATTGCATTTGCAGAGAAGTTGATGATAGCTGAATTGCGTAAGGTATACGCCATGAATATCCGCTCTGGTAAGCCTATATCCCCAGAACTGTATAGTGTTGTCAGAGACTATCACCCAAGGCTCATGGAGATTAAGGGAATCCCCAATTCAAGGCAGATGAATGAATTACTGGGAACTGATATACCAAAGCCTATAATGGATGAGCTTATCAGGGATATGGCGAAGCATACCGATGATGCTGCTGAGAATGTATTTACTCTGGGTGGAAACCCTGAACGCTCTGCTTTCCAAGGCCCACCGTCTAGAAAGCTGTCTCCCCCTGAAGAAAGCATGACAGCTATATTTGCCAAGAGGGGCACCACCTACTCGATGATAGGTGACTTGTGGGCGCGATCACAGGCTGGCTGGAGATTTGATTTTGGTCAGAATAAGTGGCACAAGCCCGGAACTCCCAAACACGCTAAACTGGATGATTTAGTCTTTGATAAGGATACCATAGTCAGGTATATGGATACAAAGGAGTATTGGGCTACAAGCGGGGTTAAGGCTAAACAGAAGGCTATAGTATCCCAATCTAAAGGAGTAAACCCAGATTTTGTAGATGTAGGGGGAGTCCCTCACCTTGTCTACCATACAGCCCAGAAGTCTGATGACCCGCTGTTGGCTGGTGTTCCGGCAGTTGTTGTGCTTAATCCCCAAACAGGTATATCAAGAATAATGTCTTATGACAAGTTTGATATATGGGAAGGTATGGCCCAAAAAGCTGGAGAATCAGGATTCCAGAAGTCTTTCCATACTGTCGATATAGGTGAATATATTTATGGGGATGATCTACTTGAAATGGCTGGTTTAGGTCCGGCTGTAAGAAAGACGTTGAAGGGAACCGAAAAGAATCTAGATATGATAGATCAGATAGAAGGTATGATTAAGGCGGATACCAAAGAGGTTCTAAAGCAGACCGTGAAGAAGACATGGTTTCCCGCTATGGTCGCGGCTACCAGACAGGGAGAAGACTCTGAAAGGGAGCTAGAGGATCAAGTCAATCCTACTGGCTACCGTCAATGGTGATGTAATGGCTAGTTATTTTTCAGAGGGAATGACAGAAGACGATGAGGTCTATGGTAAGATAGCCAGAGAAGTTATGAGGTCTATGGAAAAGTCCAGAGATATTGAGGGTTTCAAAAGGGGTCTTACAACGGCCATGTTAGCCGCCGGTGGGTTGCCTGTTCAACTCGCATATCATTTTGATCCAAAGAATAGAAAGGCTAAAAAATCAACAACCTTATCAGATATTTTTAAAAGTAAAACAGATGTAACAAATCAACCCGGCCCAGATTATCTATGGCGAGGTATAGAGGGGCAAGGGGGGCGTTGGAAGAAAGCATTAGACCCTAGATTCCACTATAATCCCGCATATAAACAGAATGAAAAACTTGTTGAACCACCTTCTGGATTCCCTAAAGTATTCAGACAGCTTGATAGCGGGGCTTATGGATATGGGTGGCCGACAAGTGTAGAAGAGCATCCAAGATACAGAGGAACTATTTTCGGGCTTCCCTATGGCCCACCAAAGCAAAAATCTGATGTGGATAGGGCAGAGGTTAATGTAGCATATCAGGAGAAAAGAAAGTGGCTGCTGAAAATGATAGCATTTTGGAGGAATAAAAATCCAACAAAGGCCGCGAATTATATGGCAGAACTACAGAACTTGAGTGAAGACGATTTTTAATAATCTCAAATACAATTAGCATACGGATAATATCATGGGAAGAGAACTAGCACCTGATGCCGAAATAATGGAATTGGAATTTCTCAGAAAGGAGATTGACAATAGAATAAATGAACTCAGAAGGGGTGGTGTTCCTATGGGCGCTAGACCCGGTATGGGTCAGAATGTTGGTCCTGATAGACCCCCTATGTATGTATCTGAGCCTATGGGATTACTGGTGTAATGACTCTTGATGAGATTCGGGAAAGGTTATATAGTAGCACTGGTATAACCCCTGTTGCGGAGGGTCCGGGCTGGGGTAGGTCTAAAACAAGAGATGAGAATGCCGCACGTTTAGCCGCTTATGAGGGGTATACTGGTTTAGATAAAATAGCTATGGATGCTATGAAACAGGGGTTTAATGTAGAAGACCCCACCAAAACAATGACGGGTCTACTAGAAACCCTTGCTCCAAATTTATCTGGTTGGGCACCCTCAAAGGTAGCTCCCTATCTTGCTACAACGGTTTCGATGAATACTGGACTAATTCCACAAGCGGGTGTAACTATGACTAGACCAATGGCTGACCCGGGAGTTCTTGGAATGATGCAAGGATATGGAAGTTCTGGAAAAGGTAAGCGTGTTGGTGGTGTATCTCAGCACGATAAGTGGGCGCGGCAAGCTGGGTCTTATAAAAAACAGGGAGATGTACGACTTCCCGGAATTATTGAAATGTTAGCCGGTAGCTATACAGATAGGATACAAGACTATCTCGATAAATTCCAAGACTTGCCGGATATAAGATCGGCAGTTGAATCTGTTGATGACGAAGATAAACTTGCGAGTGTATGGACATGAGAACAGCTAAACAAGAAACATTTATCGAGCAGTATTGCCTTCACGGTAATGCCGCTAAAGCTGCGTCCACCGCTGGTTACTCCCATCCCAAGCAACGAGGCCATGAGCTAAAGAATCAGTTTGAGACTCAGATCGAGGAGCGCACCAAGAAGATGATAATGGATTGCGTACCCGGTGCCTTAACCCAGCTTAAATCCCTTTCAGAAGGCGCTGAAAGCGAGTCTGTGCGACTTGGAGCGGTAAAGGATATACTGGACAGGGCTGGCCTCAAACCGACTGAGAAGGTCAAAACAGAAATTTCCCATGTGGAGACTGCATCTACTGATGAGTTAAAAAGAGAACTGGAGGCTCTAACAGGGTCTAGCTCCATATCGGAAATACCTGATCTGGTGAACTGAAGTGCCCGGATTTACACTCGACCCCAAGAAGCAGAAGCAGATTCGGGATGCCCGTCAAGTAGATCATTTAAGTAGCTTAGAAATACAGAAAAAATTTAATGTTAGCCCTAAGACTGTGGCAAAATATGGTGGGCCTGAAGTTAAGAATAAAATAAGAAAATCAGAGTTTGAGGTTCGTCAATCTGAAACGATGAAGGTACACTCTGATGAGGATATAGCTAAACATTTCGGTATAGATATAAAAGATGCCCCCAAGAAAAGAGGTAGCTATCTTTCCTTTATTCATCGTCAAGAAAATCCGGGTGTCGGAAAATTTGGGGCCGCTGTAAATGATTTAAAGGAAGAGGTAAGAAGAGTATTTCCAGATGATCATCCTCAAATATTAAAAGGCGCTAATGGGGGAATGGCATCCCTTGAAGAAATTCTTGAACACCCATTAATAAAGAAAAAGTTTGGCACTCTTATTAAGAGGGCAAATAGGCAGGGATTAAAACTAGATAAAAGAAGTAATAGGAACCGAAAGGGTACTAATAAATTTAAGAGGACCGAGAAAGGGTCTGACGCTCTTCGTTCGCTCAAAAATAATATTGTAAAAATCTTTCCGAAGTCAAATGTAAAATTCGAGAATGAGTTAAAGGTTTTTCGGGATAAAGGGTTAGGTTTAGACTCCAAAGAGGTACAAGACCTAATCAAAAATAGAGCTAATGCTAATTTTTCTAGCTTAAAGGCTAGGTCCGATGTTTGGTCATGGGATACTGTGGATGGACTCCCCAAAGGAGCTGTAGTTCCGGGAACAAAGAAAAAAGTTGCTAATCTATTTTTCGCTGATGATACAGATCAAAAAGCGATTAGGGAGATGTATCGCCGTTTAGTCGAGAAAAAAGTAAAAGAATTTTATAAGACGGGGAGAATTTTCTCTGTAGACCATGTAGATCATATATTTCCGAGCGGTAATCCTAGAATCGTTAATGGTCAGCTTCTTGGTGGCGCTTTTGATGCGGATGGAAAATTTTTAGGAGTAGGTGTTTCTAATCGCCAAAATTTACGAAAGTTAGCAGCTTCTGTAAATATGGCGGAGCAACATTTCATATCCCCTGAGCGTATTAAACTCTTAGAAAGGTTAGAAAATGTCAACGCTGTAAGTGTTGCAGAAACTCAAAAGGGTCTAGAGAATAGAACCAATAAACAAGCCATTAATGATACTTTAAAAAGGCTTAACCAGTTAGGGGAGTTTCAGGCTGGTAGGGCAAAAACATCTCCTAGATTAAGAATGGGTGGCACCGCTTATAGTATTCCTCTGATGATAGGGGGGGCGATGTTGGCGGATAAAAGTTGGGGCGCTGGTCTTGAGGCGGCAAAAGACCCATGGCTTTATGCTGATGCATTTACCGGAATTGATACCAAAAGAACGATGGAGAATCCTAGCCGACTTTTGTGGCCTCAATTAGTAGCATATGAAGATATTATAGAGCCGACTGCTGGATTAATTGCCCAAGGATTAAGATCGCGTGATCCTGATGAAGATGAATATGCAGAAGCGGCGAGTATGGGTAGTCCGCAGGGACTTTTAGGATACGGTCATCCCGGTTTCCAGAATAGAGGTTGAAGTATCTTAGCAAAGATATAGAGATGGCGCATACCAGAACAGAATTAGAACAAGCGGTAGAGATAGCTAGGGAGATCAGGCAGAGGGAACGATTTAATAAAATCGACTTCTACGATCCCTACCCCTACCAGCAAGCATTCCACGAAACTGGAGCAGATTGCAATCAGCGTCTACTGATGGCGGCTAACCGTATAGGTAAGTCCTATTGCGGTGCAGCAGAGGTAGCATACCACCTTACTGGGCTATATCCCAAGTGGTGGAAAGGCCGTAGGTATACCCAGCCCATTACTGCGTGGTGTGGTGGGGTATCCAACGAGACAACAAGAGACATTGTACAGGCGGAGTTATTGGGTTCCCCAGATGACCCGGAAGCCTTCGGTTCAGGCGCAGTGCCTAAAAAAACAATAGTAAAAACCGAACGCAAACCCGGTGTTCCTAACGCC